CATCCGTTTGCACAAAATATGTTTGCCCTGCTGTGAGGCCACTTTGGTTTCTGTCTATTGTGTTAGCCGTATTTATTGCGGCACTCTGAGTGGTTGCATATGCACCATCTGAGAAGCCTATAAAGTTTTCTGAGGTGAGGGTTGTAGCAGGAGAATTATAAACTTGTGCTTTACCATGATTAGAGTCATCCCCATCTGAATAACCAAAAACTACTTTTTTCTGGTCAGGATCAAAAACACTTGCAGCATGTGTGCCATAGGCATTAGTAGTAATTGTAGTAGAAGAACCAACAGTAAAACTAGAACCATCTGATGTTATTGGTATTGCATATCCATAAGCACTGTTACCACGAATACCTATTACACTTGTGGCTGCATTAGAGTCATAAACAGCAGTTAAAGCATTTATTCCTGCATCAGTGTAAAAATTAGAGGGTGATGTAAAAGAAATATTTGTTCCTGATACCGTTCCAATTACAGCCTTTCCTTTATCGGAATCACCACCATCCATGTAAAAAATGTTAGTTTTATTGTTACCTGAGTCATAAACAGCCTTTGTGTACTGAGTAGTACCTGTTTCAAAAACAGACTCAGAGCCAAAACTTATAGAAGTTCCCGAAACAGTCCCGACTATAGCTGTGCCATAATAACTGTTACCATAATCAGTGTAGGCTATAATTGTTTTATTACTACTTGAGTCATAACTTGTTGCTATATCAGTGGATTGTGCAGCATTAAAAACTGCCTCGCTTCCAAAGCTTATACTTGTGCCACTCACTGTACCAACAATTGCTGTTCCATGAGAACTATTACCTTGATCTCTATACGCAATAATAACTTTATTTGCAGAGCTATCAAAAGTGGATGAAATATTATCTGAGTTTCCACTGTTAAAAACAACTTCAGTACCAAAGCTTATAGAATTATCTGAAGGGTCTACCGTACCGACAATTGCTGTTCCATAACTTGAGTTTCCACCGTCTTGGTAAGATATAACTACTTTGTTTGAGTTGCTATCAAAAACTGTTGATGTAAAGTTAGTACTACTACTTCCACTATTAAATGAAACAGGAGTGCCAAATGAAATAGATGTGCCAGACACCGTTCCTACAACAGCAAAGCCATTATCTCCAGAAGAACTATTACGATAGGCAATGACCACTCTGTCTGAGTTAGAGTCATAAGCTGCGGAAATGTATAAAACTTCACCACTTACCCACTTTGTAGCACTTCCTATAGATGCCGCACCTATTCCAACAACACTAACAGTCCCATCTGCATTCACAATGACAGGAGTACCATCAGTCAAAGCGCCAGAAGCTACTGCCCTGACCTGACCATCCTTCGCAATATTACCAAAAGATTTCATCAAACTACTCTCTATTAAGCGTCATCAATCTCTTCATATGAACAAACAGCAGACAAGTCTCCCGCTGAACTTGCTTGTATTTTGAGTATGTCACCCTCAACCAAGTACAGCCCCATGTTCTTATCTATGGGTAGTAATGTGCTATCAGCCGAAACTGTGATTGTTTTAGCTATGTAATAATCTACACTTGATCGTGTAATCCACACAGATATATCAGCAGAGTTAGTGCCATCTATGTTGGCTATAACCAATGAGTTAATCTTTAATAACTTATTTGATGCAGCCGTTAATAAGCTGACCGCACTTGCAGCAACATCAGCATCTAAAACTGTATTAGCATAAATACTGCTTACTGCGACTACATTTGGATTTGCCATGAAAAACTCCTATATTATCCAAACACCATTGCCATAGCAATCGCCTTACCAGTTGATGCTTTAGCGTTTAACTGAGTTTGTATTGCGCTAGTTGTGCCAACTAAATAATTAAATTCAGCAGTAGACACTGTTGCGCCATCTAAAATTTCAAACTCAGTATTTGTTACACCCCCTAAAAGCGTGTCCAAATTCGTCCAATTTGTATTTAAAAACCCACCCCAGGCATCTTCATCACCGCCAACGGTAGGTAAATTCCATGAATAATTAGTTGTTGATGCTGGCATTTATGCGGCCCTTTCTAAATAATCTGCTTCTGTCCAAGTCGTACTTGGGTTTGATACATCAGTCCACGTTGTACTTGGATTTGGCGCATCTAACCATTTATACCTTGATTTAATCGTTACTGTTGCAGCTACATTTAAACTAGCAGCCATTAATCTGACGCGATTATACTCTATATTTACGCTAGATGATAGTGCAATATTTGCCTGACCCACAACATCTATGACACCGTTACCTGTCATAGTAGATGTTAAGGTGATATTTGACGCTGCATCTGCAATGCGAATACCAGCACTTGTGACGTTACAAGCAAGGTTAATTGCAGCAGCGCCCTCTTCTACACTGTGGTTAATACCATAAATATATGAGCCATATGTGTTTTTACCGTAACCTGGTCTAAAACCTGGTACTTCTGGATATTCTACCGCAACCGTTACAACAACGCCCTGACAGACAATATTAGCAGCAGCCGTTCTTACCTTAATTGCTGATGAAGTTGTGGCAGATGTACAAGTTGTGGCAGAAGCACCACCAATAATTGTATCAGAATTTGCAGTTACACTTGACGTACAGGCTACAGTAGAAGCGCCTGACTTAACCTGTTGCAAAGAAGCTGTGACAGAACACGCTGTAGTTGCCGTAGATGCGCCCTCAAATACTTTAACCGCTATTGCTGTCACAGAGCAAATTGGTGTAATACTTGCTGCTGCGTCAATTACAGAGCCAGATAAACCGTAAGTATCCTGACCATATAGAGCATCACCGTAATTAGCGCGGTAAACAGTCATTAGGCTAACGTAATGTCTAAATCACCTGTTGGTATACGGAAAACATCACCTGCATTAATTGCTTTTGCAGTTGTTAAAGCACTATGAACAATCATTGTACCACCACTGGAAGCAGTCATTACCGCCATGTGTGTTATTGTTCCCCAATTGCCGCCTGATGCTGCTGGAAACTCTACGGCTGCTGAGTTAGTTGCTAAATCATTAGATACGCTAAAAGCTACCGCTGTTCTTGCGTAGCCGTTACCTGATATTTCGTTTGATGTAGAACCGCTATCTGTTGGGTCAGCAGTGAATAAACCAACATACCAAGCTGTAGGGCGTGTTACACTGGTGGCAGTGAAAACATAATTTAAAACATGGGTTTCAAAAGTATTTGTAAAAGACATATGGCTTTCCCTTAAATCAATCTTTGTGCATTATACACCATTTTTATATTAATAACTAGATATGATAATTCTACGACCAGAACCACCAAATCTTGTGTCATCTGAGGCTTTTTGCAAAGAAGCTAGTCCATTTTGATATAAACTAGCCCATGTTTGCATTCTTGCGTCATCCAGTAAATAAGGCGCTGACTGCATCAACGAACCATACAAATATAAATCTGGGTCAGACTGCAACAACCAGTTGAAAGTGGTAGTGTCACTTAGTTTAGGTATTTCGGCATAATAAGCAAGCTGCATAGGATATTCACCAGCAGGGCTTGGGAATACTTCTATACTGTCACCTATTTGGGCGTAAAATTGTGGTACGCCTGTTGTATCTCTATTTAACTCTCGTTTTTGCAACATATCTTCAGCACCAATTAAATCTAATCGTACTGTAGCAGCGTCTGTTAAATTAAAACGAAATGTCTCTAACCAATCTGCTGGAACTTGTACATAACGGCTATCAAGCGTGGCATCTACACGTTCAATCATTTTGTAATGTCTTAATTTACGGTTTATATCTGTTTCTGCTAATGAAATAAAATCAGGAATAACAGCCGTTAGATCATCACGGTTAAGCCAATTACCAAGCGCGGTTTTTAATTCACTATATGTTGTAATAGCCATTTAGCATTTCCATCTTTTGCGCGACCAATAATTAGCCGAAAATTTATCATTTGCACCTTTTATACCGCCTGATCTTGCACAGTAACTTGATTTATTAGCAGATACATTTGATTTAACCGACATATTAGGATCACCATATTGCACTACTTTTATTTCTTCGCCTTTTTTGGCAAGAACTTCCATCTCTTTATTTTTAGAACTTGATTTCTGTGGCTTGTTAAATCCTCTAAAAGATTTGCCACGGTATATTAATTTCCCATTTACTCTTTTTGCTGATGAGGCTTTTGCCATTTTACTAATTCACATACCAAGCGATATTGCTAATTCGTTATATTTATCTTGTATTAATCTTCTACGATCTTCTGAGGGAAGTGTAAAAAAACCTTCGCCCATCCTATCAGCCACTAAATTTGCAGCAAGCTCTTCTATAGCATTTTGCTGAGGAGTTACCATAGAAGTATTCATAGGAGACGATACATCGGCTTGAGGAAATGCAGAAGGCGCTGTCATGTCAAAACCACCGCCCACCTCGTAAGGATTGGTAAACGGCACTGTAACGCCCTCCATTGGCTGCATAGACATATCAGGATAATCTTGAATTGGATTTGGTTCTACCTGTCTACCAGGAACAAATCCTCTACGGTTTTGCAATCTCTCAATTCCGTCACTATTTGTTACTTCACTAATCACATCAGTTATTGCGTCAGTAGTGTCATTTTTACGATCTCGTAACCTATCTTCGTATCCACGAGGTCTAGCAAGAGCGTTCGCTAGTATGCTTAATAAGCCACCACCCTCAAACCGATCACCGCTACGACCTGCACCACCGCCATCAATCATATCCATTAAACTAATAAATTGTGGCTCATCGTCATAATAAGCCATTACTTTTTCTTACCGCCTTTTTTCTTGCCGCCTTTTTTCATACCGCCTTTATGTCCATAACCTGGCATTATTTTTTCCCCTTTTTCTTTTTTGGTTTCTTTGCTGTCTTTTCAGCCTGTTTAAAAGCTTTATCAGTAGGCGCACCTTTAGCACCCTTCTTACGCATTTTCTCGCCACTACCAGCTTTAATACGAGCTCTTTTATCTGCTATGTTGGAGTAAAGTCCACGCTTTGCCATTATCCACCCCAGAACGTAGCGGTTACTATTCTAACGCCTGTAGCAATAACACTTATGTTATCTGCTGGTGTAACGATTATATTAGTTCCATTTGGATCACCAACGCGAGATGCAGAACCATTACTTATATCTGCTGCTGGTTTAGCGGCTGCTGCTCTAGTGTTAAAGTAAAACTCTCCATCTGCTGTCAGAGTACAAAACTTTGCACCAGCAGGGACTGCAATACTTTCTGCTGTATTTGCTGCTAATACTCTGGCGTCAACATAATCTGTTTCTGGTAGGAAGTTATCGCTAATTTGTCCATAAGCGTCAGTAGGTTGTACAAAAGGTAACATAAGGTTCTCCGCAAGTTTTGATGCACCTTATCACACTAAGCAATTCCACGCAAATTTCTTTTTATAGGCTCACCCCATTCTTGCACTTCCCTACGTCCAACAGACATATATCTAAAGCTATCGGCTGCGTGTGATGTCCAATCATGCAATGGTCTACCACGCCATGATTTGTTTTTTTCGTCAAACTCTCTACGATATTGCCGTAATGCTTCTATACCACGTCCACACTTTTCTTCATCAAACCAACAACGATTAAGCATAGAACGTGCTGACTGTATTCCATCGTCTATAGATAGTTTAGGAGCTATAGATATATTGTTAACACCAAGAGCATCTAATGTTTCTAATCTGCTTTTGCCAGTACCAAGTTCTTTAACTTTTACATCATGCGGTAATATATGCTCTTTGTAGTGATAACCTT